CAATTAAAGCGCCATCTTCGGAAAGAGATTTAACAATTCCATCGGTTGTAGATGGAGCGCCATAAATGGCATCCATAATTTTAGGTGCAAACTTATCAATATTGATTACTCTATCAGCGCCTGTAACGATAGCAATTCTAGCTTTGCGTTGTGCATCTAAACGTGGAAGAATCACACGCTTACGACCAACTGCGCCTTTGATTAACTCAGTTGCTTCTTTTGTATTTTCAAGAAAAGCACGTGTAGAGGTTGCATCTACAACATTATTTTTTTGCATTAAACGGATAACCTCTGGACCAAACTCTGGTCCTAGTATCTTTAATTCATTTCGTAAAGCAACTAACTCTGAAGCCTTAGCACCTGGAGTTTTTTGTGCCTTTGTGTAGGCATCTAAAGTTGCTCCGTATCTATTCCAAAAATTAGTTGCTGTAGGATTTGCAAAATAATCAGCAATCTTCTCACCCTTGGTGATTACATCAAGTGAATACTTGCCTACTACGTAGAGGCTACGTACCTTAGATGCTACAACAATTGGATCTGCAAATAAACGGTAAGCGGCATCTGTTGTTCCAGATGTTAGTCCGTATACTAAACCATTTTTTTCTAATGACTCAGGAAGAATAAGGTTTGCAAATTGACGACCTGGGGAAAACTTAGCCTGGTCTACCTCTAGTAAGGTATCGCTGAATAGTTCACGAGCGCTATCAATATCTGCAACGTTAGGTATAACCTTGTTCTTTGGATCTGACAACATAATATATTTTTGTTGTTCAGGAGTTGCAGTTGCAAATAACTTTCCTACATCTTCACCAGATTTGATACGCATAGCAATATCTACAGCAGCTTGACCGTACTTTAACTTTGCCTTCTCAATACGGTTCTCATTAAAAATCTTATCGCCACTGTCATTTGCTTTATCCCAAGCAAAGCCAATTTCACCTTGTGATAGTGGGATAGCAACTGCACGATATGCTCGTGTCATCGCATCAGATGCTTCAATAGCACCCTTAAATGCAAGAGTTAATGGGTTGTAATTAGCAGCGTAATGCCAAGTAGTGCCAAGCCAGCCACGAGATGGCTTAGTGATTGGGTCTTCTTGCCCATACTTGTTAACAAGATCTGTACGTTGGTCTGCTGGTAGCGCAGCATACTTAGCTACTGCTACATCTTTAGGAAGATTAGACAATTCTCTGTGTACAAAAAGTGATTTAACTAAGTCATCAACTTGTTTCTTAGACTGACCTTGTAAGTTTGCAGCAAGTGCTGCTGTTTTTAGATTATCAGCCACTTAGTTACCTTGCGATAGGGCTGCTTGGTATAGAACTGCAATTTCACCAGTAGTATCGTACTGAAGCATTGATGATAAAGTATCTGATAGTTTTACAGGTGATCTTTGCATACCAAGTACGTTAGATCCAGGTCCTGGTCCAATATCTACGCCTGTTGTAATAGGTTCATCTGGTCGTTGGGTTGGAGCGCTAAAAGGAATTGCTTGTGGTTGCATACCACCGGCACCACCGGTAGCTGAAAGCGGAGCGCCTGCTTGAATAGCGGCTGTCTCAACACCTTCGCCGTAACCGGCAGATGGAATATCTCTTTGTGGTTGACGCATATCGCCAGGACCACCATCAGTACGTTGTGAAAACTTACCTGGACCAGAGAAAGTTGCTGGATTGTTAGGCTTTTGGTATCCGCCTTTACCTGCCATTATTCCTCCTTCATCATTTGTTCTAAATCTTCGTGCATCTCATCTATGCGAGATGCAAGTTCTGATTCAAAGTCAGTGTGTTTATTTAATAGCCAGAGTAGTTCCTTAAAAAAACCTGCAACTGACATTGTTATATTAAAAAAGAATACTATTGATAACATTCCAAAATGAATAGGACGTACCGGACGATTCATCTGCACCCTCCGGTACGCACTATTGAAAACAATTAAGCCTTCTTTCCTTTGCGACCTGCTGGAGCGTATCCAAAACGTACTTCGCCACCTGCTGGCTTGGAGTGATCCATTTTACCTTCGACTACCTTGCTTACAGGTGCCGGTGCTTGTGATCCTTTATTCATATTCCACCTCCTAGTTATGCTGCGCCACCAATGGAGGCTAGTAGTTGTGCTATATCGGGACGGGCTTGTGGGCCAGCAGCAGGGGTTGCACCTTGAGAGGGAGGAACCTGCGAGGCAGCGGTGGGAACCATACCTGCTGCTGGAACTTGCTCTGCTCCCATAGGCGGCATCTCTGGTGCTGGCGGTGGAGCAAATGCTTTTTCTACTACAGTTTCTAATTGCTGACCCTTTTGACGGCCTGCAATAACTGCTGCAATACGAGTGATAGCTTCTGTAGGATCTTGTCCTGCTGCTGCCATCTGTGGAATGGCTTGTGCGTACTGTGCAACTGCTACTCGCAGTGAGTCACGCATCTCTTCAATATCAATTCTTTGTTCTTCTTGAGTTACGTTAATATCAATAGGTAGTTCACGCCGAGCATAGTCGCGGGAAACTAATTTATCGCTACGCATTTGTAGTAATGCGATAACTGCGCGGTTAGGGTCCATACCAGACATAATGCCGTAGCGAACATCAATAGCATAATCTTTGTTGATGTCTCTTGATGGTGTGTACTTTAGGATGTATGGAGTTCCATCATCAATACCACGAATAGTTTTTTGCATTGAACCAAAAACTACTTCATCTACTTCTAGGCAGAGTCCAAGCAATTCAGTAAATAACCGAGCGAATTGAGCTTGCGCAGATTTGATCTGCGTATCGAAGCCTTCTTGTAGCGCCTGGACTCCACGACCTGTAACGACAGATGCGTTGATCTGTCCTGAACGTGTTTCTGGATAACGAGCGCCGAGACGAAGCTCGCGCTCAAGTACACCAGACTCAGCAAATGCACCCTGCGGAAGTTCCAATGGAACTCTACGGATTAATTGTGGAGTTGCTGAACGAAGAATAGCGTCAGGTCCAAGGGCTAACTCTTGAACATCTTGTGGAATAGCAATCGGTGCTTGAATAGATTTTTCTGCTGCTTGGATCTGCAATACTGCAAATCTAGCGCGAGCAAGTTGTACTGCTAGTACATCATCAAACTGTCCACGAGCTTCACCATCAATAGAAAAGCGCTGTGCCACACGAGCCATACACTTACCAAATTGGTTTGGTGTGCTAGAAAGAACCATATTGTTACGACTTGGAAGGAAGATCATATCTTGCTCTTTGTCGTGGTAGCGAACCATATCAATATAGGTTGCGCTTTGTCCGTACTGTTGGCGTGGAAGAATATCTTTTGCAAACTCTGGATACATAGCAGCCAAAGTCTCAGGGTCCATCTGAACCACTTGGGTTAAAGATACGGTACGACCGAAGCGGTCCATCTCTGGGTAAACGCCAAATGGATTAAGCAAACGGATCTTTGGTGTATTTGTTTCGTAATCTACTTCAACAATACCAGGTAACATACCGTAGGTATTAAACCAATCTGCACCTGAGTACATTTGGATCTGTAGTTCTGAGGAACTAGCGTAGTAGTTTACAATCCGAGTACGGGTATCTGCACTTTTACGAGCAGCATCAGAGACCATATTAGATGCAGAACAGTTGAATGATGGCAGAGGTGCCATCGCTTCTGCTAGATCACGAGCAGCAACATCAATAAAGTTTGCGACTAAAGGTTTTGGATAGTCCTCGGAGAACATCGCTGGATAGACTTTACCAATATCGCCTTGACGTACCGATAGTACATCCCGCATCCTTTGGTCACGAGCAGCATAACGCGATTGAAGACGCGATACCTTTGCTGCTACTTCTTTTGCTGTTAACAAATTAGTTCCTTACTTAGTTTTTTTAGCAGCTTTTTTGGCTTGTGCTTGTACGCGAGCATTGGTACGTACTGCTTCTCCGTATGGCTGCGCTGCTTTAACCGCAGCGTATCTTCCCATATTTTTTAAAGATGTTCCCTTAGATTCTTTGGTATAGGCAGCGTTAAGAGCAACTGAATCTCTGGCTGCGTTCATTTCTTTACCGGCGTTTTTTATAAGACCTTTTCCGCCTTTTACAAGTGCCTTGGCTTCATCCATTCTACCTTTTTTCTTTAATAAATTTGTTTTTGCTGCGTTTGTAGTAGTAGGAGTTGCTTTTTGAGTTCTTGTTATTGGTTGAAATGATCTTGATAAAGAACTATTTGTTTTCTTTGGTGCTGCCATTTTATTCTCCTTAGATGAATTGTTTTTTCTGGTCTTGTTGTGCTTCTAGCAGGTCTTCTATATTTACTACTGCGCGTTTGCTTAACTCTGCCCTAGACAAGAATGGGTTTTTCATATGGTGTACGTTGTTGTTACCATAATTGATAATCTCTCTTGCTCTGATCTCACAGAACCAAAGAGCCATCACCATATCTGTCTTGCCTTTTGTGGTGGGCGACCAAGTAACTAACTGCTCAATCATTGACTTGATGTTCTCAGTTTGATCGCTTGGTAAATGTATTAAGTTATCTCGATGGTGTTTACCATCTTCCTGCTTAGTGCCAAACAAGGTGGACATAGATGCCACACCAAAGCCGGAATCCCATTTGTTATTACCAGTATGGTGTTCTCTTAATCTCACACCACGATTAGCAAGGTATTGTCTGATGCCTTCATCTTGAGTAAGGAAAGCCTGAAAGGCGTTCTTCTCAACTATCCACTCACTAGGAGCGTAGGTAACAGTCCAGTCAAATATGATCTGGCGAATCTGGGCCGGAGTAGGCCGCGTAATTTTAATTGTGTCAACGATGTATCTCTTATATGTAGTGCGATCAATCGCATAACAGACAACTGCGGTATCTCCTACCATAGCAGGATCTAATCCACATACAGTTACAAAACCATTAGTACTCTTAGGATGACCAGGATGACCTGGGGTCAACGGTCCAGACTTACGCATACCGTCAATAGAACCACGCACAGATACCGGATCAAAGATTGCATCATCGGATATATCTTGTTGCTGGTAAACCAAAGCCCAAGTAGATGTATCCATCTGCTGGCGTTCATTCCACAGGTTCTGACCATTCCATCTAGGATATAGTCCGGTCTCTGGATGTTTGTCTTCTTCGGTCTGTCCATCAAAAGGTACATCGGTATAAGGCCAGAGAGTTTCCCACTTAGCAGGATCATCATCTGTTTGAAGTAAAGCTGGCATAGCCAGGTAAGTCCAAGGAACTATTCCACCAGGGTAGCGATCGCCATTACGTAGCTCACGATACAGGTCAATAGCAGATACGCGGGTACCGACAATAATTAATTTACCAGTAGGGTTGAGACGGGATCTAACATCCTGGTTCAACCACTTGATCTGGCGTTCAAAGTCATTGGCATTAGATAATGTAACTGCGTCATCTACAATAATCATATCTGCACGTTTACCGTAGATCTGACCGCCGATACCGACGGCTTCTATATTGGGATCCTTCTCAGAGGATTCCCGTAGTTCATCACCAAAGGTGACGCGAGTTGCCTGCCAAGAGGCACTCTTAGTGTTAAACCCTACGCCAGCAGCGTAAGCTGCTTGTAAGTCTTCATACATAGGATGAGTCAGTCGTTGCTTGATGGCGTAGAGAAAGTCAGCAGCCAGACGTTGAGTCTGGGATACTATTAGTATTCTAAAGTTTGGGTTCTGGCAAAGCATCCAGGTCACATAGTCCACAGTGATAGTCATAGACTTCGCGTGGTTTGGTGGGATGTTTAACAAGATACGACTGGCTTGACCCTTTTCGTACTTCATAGATGGATGGAGCCAAGATGGCTCACGTCCCTGGATCACATCTATTAAGTTCTTCTGGTGTGGAAAAGTCTGGGAGTGCAAGAAGCGCTCCCTGAAAGATACAAAGTCTAGGTCCATTACATCTGTAGATGCAAAGACCTTATCCCGAAGTCCTAGCCTGGTGCGATCCATCCGGTCTGCAAATACCTTATCGGTGCGCCGGTAGTATTCGTATGACTTAATAGATTTGCCTGCGGATTTACAAGCCTCTTCTACAGTCATACCTTCTGCCACGCAAGTTAAAATAATTCGCTTGGCTATGTCGGCTGTATTTTCAGCCATTAGTCTCCTTGTGGATAAACCTGTGGATAACCGGCTGCAATCAATTT